TCGTTCTCGAGCCGCAGCCGCTCCATCTCCTCGGCTCCCTCGGCGCTCTCCGGCGGCTCGCCGCCGGTCCACTCCTCGGCCGACGGCGCTTCCATCACGACTATGACAGCCGTGGCATAGCCGCCGTCGATCAGCGACCGCGCCTCCTCGCCGTCGACGTCGTACGTCTGACCCGCCAGCCTTACGCCCGCCGGACCGGCGCTCGATACCTTCATCCGTACTCGCATGTGCATTCCTCCTAGTTCTAGGCCACGAAGATGTGCAATGTCCCCTTCTTGACGTTGCCGCCCTGGGCGATTACGACCTTCAACCGCTCTCGGGCCACGACGATAGGGACCAGCACCGCCTCGCCTGCCGCTGCGTACAGCGCCGCGCCACCCGCAACTCCATGACTCGCCTGCCGCGGCGCCTTCGTAAACGCCGCGGTGCCGATGTTGTCCTGGTTCGCGATGACCGCGCCCGATTGTTCGCCCGTGATGTCGAGGTCGGCGCCCGTGTCCAGCGGCGTCGTGCCGTCCGGCACGTAGCTGTACTGGACGACCTCGCCCGTGACCACCGGCGTGTAGCCGGTAAAGGCACCGCCGGCCGATGTCTCGATCGCAACCTCGTGGCGCTCGACGTACATCTAGCTCGTCGTCCGCTGGTACTCGATCCAGGCTGCGTACAGGTAGATCGCGTCCGTCGTGTGCGCGCCCGGGACGAGGATGATGTTCAGGAAGCTCGGGTGAGCCGGAATGTCGGCAGCGGCGAGCGTGACCGTTTTCTCCACGATCGCGTTCGAGAGCGCCGGCGTGGCGCCGCCCATCTCCGTGTCGCCCTTGCCCGCGAAAGCCTGCACGTCGATCGTCGGCGTGTCCGTCGCGCCCGCCATCTCCGCCAGCAGGTGCACCGTCACCGGCTGTCCATCGTCCAGGTCCGGCGGCAGCGCCACCGGCCCGAACTGGAACTCGCCCGTCGTGTTCGCCTTGAGCTCGACCCGCGCCGCCTTGTCCGTCGCGCCGTTGACGCGCTTGAGGTAGCCGACGGCGCCCTCCAGGCCGGCAAGGATGCCGCCCGACGCCTTCTCCGAGCCGCCCGTCGAGACGACCGCCTCGTCCTGGAAGTCGTTCGAGGCAATCGCCCGCAGCCCGAACAGGTCGAGCGGGACGAAGCCCCGCCGCGACGTGAGGGCGGCGTCGTCGAAGGTGGCGCCGCTCTCCAGCGTGATCTTGCCGCCCGAGGCGACGACGAACTCGGCGCCGCCCTGCTTCCTGTAGACCTTCGGCTGATAGGTTGTGTCCGCCATGGTTGTTGCCTCTCCTTTGCTGCGACCTGGCGGGTCTGGCCCTCCGCCGCCCGCCAGGTCTAGCGCTCTGCGCTCGGAGCTAAGTCGCCGCCTACGCCTCCTGCGAGGAGCGCGGCAGCTTACGCGCGCCGCCGAGAATCGCGACGGCCGCCATGTACGCGTTGCCCGTGTTGTTGGCCGGCGTGATCGTCAGCCGCACGTACCGCTTCGCGCCCTTGTAGCCGATCTTCCGCACCTCGTTGTCGTCGGCGAACGTGAAGCCCGCGCCCGCCTCCGTGCCGAGCAGGTCGGCGTCCGGCACGGCCGCCGCGTCGCCGAGGGCCGAATCGGCTCCGTGCTCCACGAGAACGGCGAACGTAGCGTCGACGTCGGCCAGCGAGCCCAGCGTGATGATGAACTCCAGGCTGGCGCGGTTCGCCCGGTCGATGATCTGGCTCACCTGCGCCGTGTCGTTGGTGACGTTGACCGGGCTGATCGCCCGGCGCACCTCGATGTTGTTGTGCAGCTCCTGCATCTCAGTCCTCCTCTAGCCTTCAGCGTTAGCCTTAGCTGCTAGACGCCTAGGCCAGCTTCACGCGGACGAACGCCTCTTCGAGCACCGGCATGCCGTCCGTCTCCATCCGGCCGATGAAGCCCACCTGGTTCGTCTCGGCGTACAGCTCCACCAGGCGCTGCATCTCCATCGCCAGCGAGTCCGCGATCCAGTACTGCGCGAAGTCGGCGAACATGCCGACGTACAGGCCCGTCGTGAACGTCGCCGGCACGTACTCGGAGACCAGCAGCGGGTGTCCGAGGATGAGGTCCGGCTGCCCGGCCCGCACCGACGGCTCCCAGAGGTAACGGCCCTCGCCGTCCTTCAGCTTGGACACCTGCTTCACGGCGTTGCGGTGGAAGAGCCAGCGCGCCCGCGGCCAGTACTGCGCCTTCAGCGAGTACTTCGCCTCCTGCAGGCCGTCGAACTGGATGCTCGTCGTCGTGTTCCCCTCGCTCACGTCGCGGCCCGTCGAGACGCCGTCGCTCGACGCCGTGAACAGGCCCAGGGGCTTGTCGGCGCCGTCGCCCGTGAGGAACGCCTTCTCCTGCGAGATGCCGAACTTATAGGCCAGCCGGCCGATGACGATCTGCTCCGAAGGCAGCGCCGCCAGGCGGAGCAGCGTCCGGCTCAGTTTGATGCGCTTCGCCAGCGGGTTCGGCTTCAGCGACCGCTTGCCGAAGCGCATCGCCGTGTCCTCGTTCCCCGTCAGCAGCTCCGACGTCCAATCGGCGTCGTCCGGGTCCGTGTCCAGCGTCGGCACGCCCATCGAGGACGCCTCCGCCACCTGGAAGACCGTCGCCACCTGGCGGATGTGCACCTGGTCGTCCACTGCCTGGATCAGCCGCGCGACGAACTGCTCCGGCCGCACCAGGTAGCCGCCCTCCGGGTCGCTGCCGACCTGCAGGGTGCGGTACTGGTAGCCGCCCGAACGCGGGTTCGCCGAGCGCAGCTCACCGAACCAGGTGCGCGCCTCGGCGTCGACGTAGGCCTCCAGGTCCAGCGCGGCGCGGCGACCGTCAGCTGCGGGCGAGGGCGCCAAGGAACGCACCGTCACCAGCTGCGGCGTCTGCCGAGTCTCGCCATCGCCGCCGGGCAGTGGTTCAGCGCCGCTGCCGCCGGGGTTGTTACCGTTGCCGGCGCCATGCTGACGCATGAACTCGGCGTCACGCCGCTCCGAGTCCAGGTAGCGCTCTTCGCGCGCTATCTCCTGGTCGACCCGCGTGATCTCCTCGAGGACCGCGTCGTAGCGCGTGTCGTCCTCCGCCGTCCGCTGGTCGCGGCTTCGGAGGGTGTTGGCCTCCTGCGCCAGCGTCTGGCGCTGGGCCCGTAGCTCGGTGATCCTGTTCACTGCGTTACCTCCTGCCCGCGGAGCCGGTGGAGGTAAGCGCGAAAAGCAAAGAAGCGCGCACCCGCCGGCACCGCGACGAATCGCGATGTCCAACGGCTACGCGCCTCGCATCAGCGGGCGGGCTCGCCGCTCGGTGGCTCCCCGTTTGTCCTTCCGCTGAAGGACACCCCGCCGGGCCGGGGCGTCACGCCTCTACATAAGACGCTAAGCGCTGCCCTGGGCGCCTGTCAAGTCGCCCGCCGAAGCTCCGGTGCCATCACGTCCAGCCGGCTGTCCCGCTCGTCAACCCGGCCGCGCCCCTGCGACTGGCGCCACTCTTCCAACGACCGCAGCGCGACGTCCGTCTGCGGGTAGGCCGGGAATGTCACCGGTGAGACGTCCTGCAGCCGCACTTTCACCAGCGTGCGGATGTCCGGCTCGCCGTTCTCGCCGCGTTCCCACTCGTCGGCGAGCGTCTGGAAGCGGAAGCTGTTGCCGGCGATGTCGCCGCGCTCGATCAGCGTTACCAGGTCGCGCGCCAGCTGCGTGTCCGGCACGTCCACCTCGTAGGCCAGGCCCTGCGGGTCCTCGCGCAGACGCAGCGTGCCCGGGCGGGTCCGCCCGAGGACGGCGCTGACGTCGTGGTTGAAGAGCGCCACGATGTCATCGGTGCTGATCGACTCGGCGAACGCCCCGGGCATGATCTTCTCCCTGAACCCGCCGAGGTCCAGCGATAGGGAGTGGAAGACGGCCGCGTGGCCGGCGATCATCCGCACTCCCTCGGCGCGCGTCTCCACCCGCAGCTGCGCTACGGCCAGCGGCACCGTCCTCGTCTCGATGCTGTCTCTCGTCGTCGTCATCGGTCTACCTCCTCCTGAATCGATCTGGATCCAGCTCTAGGCCGGCAAGATCATGCAGTCGCAGCCCTTGTGCAGCGGCGGATGGAGCGTCTTCCCAGCCGATATTCTCTTGCCTCCACCCGTCACCACATCGCCGGCAGCCAGGAACCCCAGCTGGATGCCGACGACGCGTCCGTTCAGTTCCTCGCACAGCGGGCACGACGGGCCGACCACAATCCAGCGCAGCTTCTTTACCCCGGCCGCCACCCAGGCGAACCGCGCGAAAGCGTTCGCCGCCTGCTCCGTCTCGTCCCTCGCCACCTGCGCCGGCCGCTCCGTCCGCCAGGCCTGCAGCGTGTTGCCCAGCCTCTCCGGCAGCTCCTGTGGCGGGCTGTCGGCGACGATCGCCTCGATCGCCTGCTGCGAGTCGCGTGTGTGCCTCGCGGCGTAGGCGCCGGCGTACGAGCTCACGAACTGATCCATCTCGGGCGGCTCGGCATCGACCTGCTGCGCCGCCTCCGTCGCCACGGCGGCGCCGTAGCTCATCAGCGCCGGCGTCATCGCCTGCGCCGCCGTTGCGCCAAACCCCTCGTAGAACTGCCGCAGCCACTCGAGGAAGTCGGCGAGCGACCGCTCGGCCTGCCGGCGGAACTGCCTCTCGATCGTGTCCGCCTCGCGCTTGAGCAGCCGCCGCGCCGCGTCCTCGAAGACCGGCGCGTGCGCCCTCTTCAGCCGCACCAGCGTCTCCAGCGCCCGCGTCTCCGTTGCCTCGGGCAGGAGCCTCTTCTCGTCGCCGTTGGCCAGGAAACGCCCGCCGTCGGTCAGCAGACGCCCCGCCTGGTCGGCCGGCACCATGTTGAGCGGCACCAGGTAGACGTCGCCGCCGGCGATCGGGTTGCGGTCCTCCAGCTCGAGGATATCGTTAGCAGACATGTAGCCCCACTGCCGGCCGATGGCGTAGCCTTTGTGCCGGCTCTCGGAGTCGCCGCGCATCAGGCCGTCGATGGCGAACTTGACGAAGAAGCCGCGGCGCCGTTCCTCGCGGACCAGCAGGTCGCGGCTGGCCGCCTGCTCGACGGCTCGAATATCGGATCGTGGAAGGAGACCGGGATGGCCTCACCGACGACCTCGATGAAGCCCTCGCCGGAGGCATGCCCGCTCTCTCGATCATCAACGAGATTCTCCTGGCCGGT